TTTCAAAATGAAATACATTAGAACCACTTACTGTTGTTATTTGAAATTCAGCTATTTTGTTAGCACCATCTGTAATATAAACAGTACCAAAATTACCTTCAGATTCATAATTAACAAATTGACAATTAGTCTGATTTGTTCTAGGTATTACTGTTGCACTAGATAAATCTGAAGAAGACATACCACTTTTCTTTACAGCTTGTCCACTTACAGTTGCAGGTGCATTAAAATCTAAAGTTAATACTGTATCACTTGTAATAGATAATACTCTATAGTTAACATTATTAATTTGTATTCTATCATTAGCAGCAAACTCTGTAGTAAAAGCTGTACCACTTCCAGTTACTGTAGCACTACCTGATGTTACAGAAACTGTTCCTGTTTTAGTTTTATAAGTATCTTTATTTATTTGTGTATAACTTGTACCAGTTGTACTAAAATATATATCATCTCCTTGACAAACTAAAACTCCATTTGCATATGGAAATAATCCTTCAATAGATTCTGTTGAAACTCCTGATGGTACTACTGCACTAGCTCCACCAAATTTTTGATAACCACTTACTCTTCTATAACCACCTGTAGTAGATGATTCAAAATTTTGTAATTTAGTAGCAGCACCTGGAGTTCTAAATAATGCATGAGAACTAGATACTAAATCTAATCCACCTTGTACTGTAATGGATGCTCCTTGTGTTGCCATTTATTTTCCTATGGTAATAAATAAGTAAACCTTACATCAGTCATATATTTAGGTTGTGGTGAATTTAATTTATCAGACATTGTTTGTAATCCTTTTTTGTATTCATCCAATGCTAATTGTGACTGTGCAATGTTATCTTTAAATTGATAAATATAATATCTTGCTCTTGCTAATAAAACAGGTTTGTATTGTTCTGGAAATAAAACTTCATCTGAATCTGCAGATAAAGCTGTAGGTCTGTTATATGCATTAAAATAAATTCTATATACTCCATCAGGTATAGGAGATAAACCAAATCTTCTACCATCTGAACTTCTAATAACTCTTAATGGTACTCCAAATGTAGGTGAGCTACTTGACTTATCTAATTCTTCTCCTCTTGCATAAGTATTTCTCCATACATCTAATGTAATAAAACTTAATTTATTAATTGTATGTGGAGCTGATTTACCTGATACACCTTCTGTAGTTGCAGTAAATCTATCCCAATCAACTGCATCAAAATCTGCATCTATATTTGCAGAACCAGTTTTTAAAAGATACCATCTAGTACCTGATGTTGTTTCTACAAAAGTATTTCCATAGTATTCACTTTGAGGAGAGTTAGTAGATAACCATGCCCAGTTATCAACTGCATCTACAATATCAAAGTAAGCTCTATTAACACAATTGCTTACTTGTTTTTGAATACCTACTGCACTAGCAACACCAGTTAATTCTGGTTCGTTAATTTCTACAAGTAATTCATTTACTAATGATAGATAGTTTTTAGCCATTTAACAATTCCATGCTCTTAATGATTTATTAATTCTTGAATTAGGGTCTCTTGCTGTTTTAGCTGAAGTAAGTTTCTTTTTCATTCCTCTCATTCTAGCACAGAAAGATTTTCTTCTCCCCTTATCTTTTTTAGTTTTTGGATTTGGTGCAGGTGGTTTTAAGTTTCGCTTCTTACCTGTTTTAGTACGACCCTTATTATATGAAGCTCTACCTTTAGCATTTAAACCACCTTTAGGATTTTTACCTTCTTTACGAGTCCATGCAGGTGACGATAACAATCCCATTTAATTTACCTTATTTCTTTTTTTTGCCATACATCATGCCACCACCCATCATTTTTTTCTTAGGGTTTTTTGACATAACTTTTCCACCGACCATATATCTTCCTCTGTTGGATGTTTTTCCACCAGCTTTTGCTTTTTTCATTGGCATATTATTTCTCCTTAAATTATTACAATTAAAACTATTATAGCTATACCAACACCAATACAAACTTTTTTATGAGATTTCCATAAATGTTTTACATCATCTGGTAAGCATTTAATTTTTTCTTTTATTTTATTTATCATAATTCTTTTCCTTTTTAGGATAGAGGGGTATATTGCAACCCCTCCATCAAGTATAGTGTATATTATACTAAGACTAACTATTAGTCAATCACATATATGATTTTACCAACAGAGTCAGTTCTTAATACTTTTCTACCCCAAACCATTAGTCCTCTAACAATGTCAGAGAATGTACCTGTGTCTCTAACAGTCTCTACTTTATTCATTGCAGATGCAGCAGAAGTTGCTGAAATGTGTCCGAATAAAGCTTCAGGTGCAGTTGCTGAACCAGCAGGTGAAGCACCAGATAAGTCGTTAGTTGGAACATTAGTAGATTTGTACATAGTGAACCCTCTAAGTTGTCCAGATGCAACCAAACCATTTCTAATTGAACCTTGACCTGCGTTGAAGTCTACAGATAACAATTTAGAAGCTGTGTTTGATAGTACATTGTACCACTCAGGATGAGCTACGAACCATCTACCTTCTTCTGGTACTGAGTTTTTATCTAACTCAAGTGCAGCAAGTGCCATTTGATTTAGAGGGTCTACTTCACCTGAAGCAAATCCAATATCAATTGGAGTTCCAGTTGTTCCCATTCCAGTAGTTACTCCAGCACCTGCACTAATAGCTGCTAGGATGTTTGCATCCATTGCATCTTTTAGTTTGTATGCAGCATTATCTGAAGCAATTGCTTGGAAATTAACATGCGAGAATCTTCTTTCTAAATCATCAATTTTGAAAGAGAATGATTTCGCTTGGTCAATTGTAAGAACAAGCTCTTGGTCTGTTAAGTCAGTAGAAGTTACAGCAAGACCTCTTGTGTAGTCTGCTACTGATATTTGAGGTTCTTTGATGATGTTTACTGTATCACCAAAGTTTGCAATCTCACCCATATAGTCTGTGTTACAGATTGCTTCTGCAACAGCAGCTCTTCTAAGTGCGATTTGTACTTTCTTAGAATATATCTCAGGGATAAAGAAACCATTCGTTTGCCCTGAAACAGAAGTAAGAAAGTTGTAAGATGAACCACCTTGAAATTTAGCCATGGTTATACTCCTTTTCTTTAGTTATTGGTTAATAAAAAATGAAAGAAAAATTATTTAATTCTTCCTTCTCTTTGAGCTTTTACAATATCTTTTTCATACTGCATAAACTCTTCGTCTGACATATTAGCTATATCAGAACGATTGAAAACCACTTCATTAGATTGAGGTATTTGAACTTGTTCTTTAGTTTTAACTAACAAGTCTGCACCTTGATTTTGTGTTGTAGTTTTCGTTGTAGTTTTTTTATCTGAACCAAGTCCTCGGTCCTTCTTATATAAGTCGATTGCTCTTGCTGCAAGTCTACCATCCGAGTTGTTCTCATAAATCCATGATTTAATTTCCATGGGTTGAGCATCTGCCCAGTTATGAAAGTCATCTGATTCTTTAATATCATTAAAGTCTGGATGTAATCTTCCAAGTTCTAACTGTGCTTCTCTTTGAGCTAAAGCACTATTTTGCTTTTTCAAAGAGTCAACTTCTTCTTGTAAGTTTTGCATCTGATTTTCAGATTGCAAGTGAGATACAGTTTCTACAACTCCATATATGTCAGGATAGTCTTTCTTAAAAGAGTCTAACTCTTCTTTAGATTTTGGTGGTGTATACTTTGGTCTGTTCTCTCTTAACTGTGTCTTGAGGTCACTTTCCTTAGATGTCCACTCACCTAACTTCCTATCATAATATCGTTTTAGGTCGTCATATCTTTTTTTGTAATCAACTTTGTTATAAGGGTTAGTTTCTACATTTAATGCAGAATCTTGGACCTTATCCATAGTTGCTGTAGTATTATTAGTAGAACCTTCAGGGTTGCTTGTTTCAGCAGTAGCTTCTGGTTCACCTTTATTACTATCAGGGTTTGGCACAAACAATCCACTATCAGCATTTTGAAGGTGTCTAGGCATTACATCATCTGTGTGCCAAGACTTTCTCATGTTGTAAGGATTTGCTTGAACTTTGTTTCCTTCTTTGTTTTCTTCACTCATATTGTCCTCCTTTAGGGCTTCTTAACTGAAGGTAGCTAAGGTAGGTGTTTGGGTTTAAAAACAAAACTACAAGGGCTTCTATTGCTAGAAGGTAGCTTGTTTATCCAC